AACCTGTACATATTAGAAGAATTTATTGAAATTAACCAAAGGTCGAATTAAAATTAAAAATAATAATTTACAATGACTAATCAAAAAGATACAACAAGAACAAATGTTTTGTGGTTAGACCCAGTATTAGCAGGAATTCTTTCGTTCATAGTTCCGGGTTTAGGGCAAGTTTATTCAGGAAGAGTTTTTAGAGGGGTTGTTTTGTTTATTGGATACTATTTTCTAGTCGGTATATGTTTGGCAATAGACCCTCTTTTGCTTATTTTTGCCTTATTTGCTATAATATGGTGTATATTAGACGCAGTTGAAATGGCAAGGCTGTATAACAAGCGTCTTGTATGATGACTAGCAAGAAGGGGATCGTAGGAATAACTGTTGGAGCTTTTGACTTATGCCATTGTGGGCATATCCGAATGTTTAAGGAGGCAAAAGAGGTTTGCGATTGGTTGATCGTTGGGGTTCAAGCAGACCCGTCTGTTACTCCGGCTTCCTATCGAGGGAAGAAAAAGAACCGACCCATTATGTCGGTTGAGGAAAGAATGGAAATATTGGAGGCGAATAAATACATTGATGAACTCTTTGTTTATCAGACCGAAGCAGACTTGCTTAAACACTTGAAAAAAATCTCTTGGGATGTTAGAATTATAGGAGAGGATTGGAGGGGTAAACACTTTACTGGATGGGATATTGGGGAGGGAAAAATTTATTACAACTCTCGTAAGCATAACTTTTCCACTAGTGAATTACGCCGAAGAGTTTGGAAAAGTGAGGAGCAGGAGAGATTAAAAAGAGAAAATGAGACATAAGGTCAAAAGCTCGGTCATAGAACCTTCTTGGTTTGAAGATGTTATCTTCAAGACTCTTGATATGTATGAGAAGGGGCAGGACCTAGAGAACTCTCCCCTTAGTGAGTTTCAGAGGAATTGTGAAACTTGGGGTGGGCAACATATGTCTCTTTCAGAAGTAACCGAGCCGGCAATTAAGAAGAGAGTTGAGGAGTTTATTGGGATCTACAGGGACATTAAAGAAAATGGCTATAAGTCGATTGCTCCATTGTTCGTATGGTTTGACGACAATGGATTTATTAGGATTTATGACGGGCATCACCGGATAAGTATCCTTCGCTATTTGAAGATAGATCCAGAGGTGGAAATTACTACTGATTGGGATTCGACGGGAATTGACCCAACAGCTATCAAGGGAAGAGATTTTCCTTTAGTGAAAATGGCTAGTAGCATTTGGGGGGTTAAAAGGTTATATCATTATGTCAACGACCCATTGGGCAGGTTAAAAGATTTTTCTATTCAGAGGCCGGATAGAGAGGGCCGGCGGAATTATCTTCTTAATAGTCTAGTAGGGGAAAGTGTTTTAGACATAGGATGTTCAGAGGGATACCTTTCTCACGAAGTAGCCAAAGAGGGATACCAAGTTACTGGATTAGAGAGGGGGTATATTACAAATCAAGACGAGAGGGGGAAAAAACTATTAGGGATTGCTCGCTACCTAGCCACTCTCCAAAGTTTAAAGATTGATTTTATTCTAGCGGACTGGAAGGATTATGTCGGAAAGCAGAATGTCTTTTTTGACAATATTTTTTATCTTTCGGTTCTTCATAGTGAAATCAATGAGCTGGGAGAAAAAGCGGCTTTTGAGAACTTAACTCTTTTCAGGGGAAAATGTCGTCAGTTTTTTATTGAAATCCCCGATGTTTTACAGCAACCAGACTGGGGATTTGCTTTCAAAATTGATGAACTTATTCCCAAATTAGAAAGAACATTAAAATTAAAGTTTCAAGAAGTATGGTCTGGATATCGACCTATTTTGCTTTTTGTTAAACCACTATGAAAATTGAAACAATTGTTAAGGAAAATGTCAATGGATATAAGATGAAGCTCATCAAGGGAGATTGGCCTTTGACGGATTCGGTGGTGGAAACAGAAAGTTGGGAGCCTCGAACCACCCAGTTTATCAAAGATAATTTAAAACCGGGCCAAGTTTTTGTGGATGTTGGAGCTAGTGTTGGTTACTACACCTTGCTTGCTTCAGGGCTAGTTGGATCTAGTGGTAAGGTTTATGCTTTTGAGCCACTAGAAGAGAACTTTGAAGTGTTGACAAAAAATCTAGCTGACAATGGGATTAAAAATGTAATTGTCAACTTTACCGTTCTTTCAGACAAGGAGGAGCTTAAAACTAATATCTATGGAAAAAACATCGGCGGGCAATGGGGAACAGACAAAGGATTGGGGAAAAATAGCCGTAGGGTTAATAATATATCCTTTGATAAGTTAAACAAGAAAGAAAGAATTGTCCCCGATATGATAAAAATAGATGTTGAGGGGAGTCAAATGGAGGTTATCAAGGGAATGGAGAAGGTCTTATCGGCAGACAAAGAAATGACTATTATCATTGAGGATTATACGGGAGATTCAGTGGAGTGGTTAAAGGAGAAGTTTGGGTTTAAGATAGTTACTACTGACCGAGAACCGGGGAACTATATGTTAGTTAAGAATCAGAAGGCGGTTAAGGCTAAGCTAGAGCCATTTACTTTCCATTTGCTGGGGACATTCAATACTCCCACCAACAAGAAAGAAGGGGTTGGATACGCCTTTTGTTCGAAGATAATGCATATTGCCAAAGCGTTGAGGTCGCTAGGTCATAAGGTTATTTTCTATGGGGCAGAGGGATCGGAGGTTGAATGTGACGAATTTGTTGAAGTTTTAAAGAAAAAGGAATTACCGGAGAAACTTTATGTAGAAGAAGGAAATCATCCAGCTAATCTTCTTTTTAACACTAGGGCTATCGCCGAGATAAAAAAGAGGCACCCGAAATATTTTCGGTCAAGAGACTTTCTTCTTATTCCAACTGGGTCTTATCAAAAGCCAGTAGCTGACGCAGTAGATATGCCTTTACAAGTAGAGGTGGGGATAGGCTATCGGGGAGTTTTCGCCCGCTATAAGATTTTTGAGAGCTATTCTTGGATGCAATGGCATTATGGGCGAATGGGGATGAACTCTGGAGTTTTTACTGACGCAGTTATTCCTCCAATCTTTGATCTAGACGATTTCCAGTTTTCGGAGGAGAAGGGGGATTATTTCCTTTACTTGGGGCGGATTGTCCAAAACAAGGGAGTGGAGGTTGCCATTGAAACCTGTAAGGCGATTGGGGCGAAGCTGAAAATTGCCGGCATTGATTCGGGAATGAAGATTGAAGAGGACTCTAATATTGAACTAGTGGGGTTTGCCGATAGCCAGAAGAGAAAGGAATTGCTTTCTAAAGCCAAAGCTGTTTTTGTCCCCACTATTTATATTGAACCATTTGGATATATTATTATGGAGGCGGCGGCCAGCGGAACTCCTGTTATTACAACAGATTGGGGAAGTTTTCCGGAAATTGTCCAACACGGGAAGACTGGTTTTAGGGCTAGAAGTTTAGCTCAATTTATAATGGCCGCTAAGAATATTGACCAGATTAAACCAAAAGATTGTCGGGACTGGGCGGCACAATTTACTTCTCAAAACATTGCCCCAATGTATCAGCAGTATTTTGAACAACTGCAGAACCTTTACGGGAAAGGGTGGTATAGCAAAATTGAAACAGATAATAATAAATTAATATAATTAAAATATGAAAACTCACTCAGAGATTTTAGAGGAATTTTACGACAGCACCTTGAGGGCAATAGTTCAAGTAGAAACGGAACTAGAGTTTTTAAAAACTCTTGACTCTCAGAAGGTGATTGGAATGGAAAAAAAAATAGTAGCTGGAACGCCGATGAATCAAGAGAAGAAGGTGGAAGATGCTATTAGAGAAGGGGAGGAAAGCCTCAAGGAGAAGAAAAAGTTTTTGGACATCATTGAAAAAAGATTAAAAAGTGCTAAAATAGAGTAGCGTGGAAACAAATACCCAACCAACAAGTCCAAATTTGGTTTTCAAAAGGCAGGAGGAGCAAGACTTGAGGATTTATTTTTTCATTGCCTCGAGAGAAAAGAGGTCTCCGGTTTCAATTTTTATCCCACCCGTAGTAGAGCAGAAAGTTATATATGTTTTGGATTTCAAGTTAGAAGATGCTTTTGAGAAAGCCAAAAGGCAGGCCGGGGGGTTTAGTTTGCTTTATACTCGTCAATGTCCAATGGTAAAAGAATTTCTTAGTCAGCTAGGAGTAGAGGCAAGTGCTTTACAATTTCCTAGTGTTGTGAAAAAGAAGGATAAGCCAATGGATTTTGAATCATTCAAGGCAGGATTGTTGTTTATGGCCAATGAGAAAGGGGTAACTTATGAGAAGCCAAGAGATAAAGATACTCTTCAAAAAATTATTAAGGGACTAGAATATGGCAAGGAGCGGACCAAAAGGTAAATATTCTCCAGAGAAAATCGATCAGGCAGAGGCTTGGTTGAAGAAGCAGGTGGATAGAACAATATCCATTAGCAAAATTAGCAAAGCTACTGGTAGAAGGAGAACTATTTATAAGACGGAAGTCAACCTGCCAACACAGGAAGGATTGGCTTTAGAGTTAGGGATTGCCACTCGCACTCTTCAAAAGTGGGGGAAAAAGTATGAAGGGATAGGACACATATTAGAAAAAATCAACCAGACGCAAGTAGTGAGAATGTTTAATAGGGGATTGTCTGGCGATTACAACGCAACTATTGCTAAACTATTATTGGCAAAGCACGGATACAAAGACGAATCAAAAGTGGAGGTTGAAGACAAAAGGATAATCCTTGATAAGTAATATGGAGGATGTCCGCTTTTCGGAACTGGCTCATTTTACCCCTCGTCAGAAGGAGGCAGATAAGGCGGTAGATAAATACAAGTATATTCTTTATGGTGGAGCTTTGGGTGGAGGAAAGAGCTACTGGTTGAGGTGGGAGGTTTTAAAGAGATTGCTCTATTACTATGCCCAATATGGAGTTAAGAATGTAACGGGCGGTCTTTTTTGTGAGGATTATCCGGCTCTAAAGGACAGGCATTTGAGCAAAATTAAATTTGAGTTTCCTGAATGGTTGGGAAAATATAACTCGCAGGACCACAACTTTGTTTTGAATTCTGAATTTGGGTCGGGGGTATTGGCTTTTAGAAACCTAGACGATGTTTCCAAATATCAGAGTTCAGAATTTGCCATTGAGGCAGTTGATGAACTGACGAAAAACCTAGAAGATGTCTTTTTCTTTTTAAGGACTAGGTTGAGGTGGCCGGGTATCCCTTCTTGGGAGTGGAAGTTTTTGGGAGGAACAAACCCTGGATCTAAGGGGCATAGTTGGGTAAAGAGAAGGTGGATTACTAGAGAATTTGAGCCAGAGGAACAAGAAAAAGACTTGTTTTATTTCATTTCTGCTAAGGCAAAAGATAATCCTTATTTAGACGAACAATATTATCGTTCTTTAGAGAGTTTGCCTGAGCCATTGAAGAAGGCTTTTTTGGAAGGGGATTGGGATATTTTCAAGGGGCAGTATTTTACCGAGTGGAGGAAAGAGATTCACGTGGTTAAACCTTTCAAAATCCCCGATGATTGGATGAAGTTTATCTGTATTGACTATGGGTATAGCAATCCTTCGGCGGCTTATTGGTGTGCTGTTAGCCCTGAAGGGGTTGTTTATGTTTATCGGGAGCTTTATCAAGAGGGACTCACCTATTCTGCTTTGACAAAGGAGATTGTGGCAATGACTCCAGCTGATGAAAAAATTAAGTATTGGGTGATAGATCCTGCGGCTTGGATTAAAGGGAAAGAGAGAGGGTCTGAAGCAATTAGTGGGGCTGACATAATGGAGTCAAACTATAGGAATGCCACTGGAAAATCTTTAATGTTATTAAGAGGAAACAATGACCGGATTAGTGGGTGGAATACTGTTAGGGAATATCTCAAGCCGATGATTACTAAAGATGAGACGATTGGGGCTAAGCTTCAGGTTTTTGACACTTGTTCGGCATTTATCAGAACTTTTCCAAGCTTGGTATATGATGCGATAAAGGTTGAAGATGTTGATTCTGATGGGGAAGACCACGCTGGAGACGCAATAAGATATGGGCTAATGTCAAGACCACTCCCAACAAAAACACAAGTCCAGGTGGAAGATGAGTTCTTTAGCCGAAAGATGAAACAAAAGAGGAAAGAGTCAGGGAAAGAAATGTTTAAAATGTCTGGATATTAAAATGTCAGAAGCAAAAACACAGGAAATATCTTTGACGGAAGACGAATTCAGGATTATTTTGGCGGTTAAAAAGAAAGAATTAACCCATAACCAAATTGATAATTTCTTAGAGTTGTTCTCTTTTCTGTTAGAAAAAGACTTTTTTACTTGTCGCAGTGGAAAGAAGACTGCTTTCTTTGACGGGAGTGGGAGGTTGAGACAGATTAGAACCGATCAGACTGACTGGCGATACCAGAAGGGAAAAACTTGACAATGGAAGAAAAGATGCTATTTAATTAAATTAGAGTTACCCTAACCGAACAATACGGCGGGTGGACTTTAGTCCCTAGATTTTATCTAGAGGTTAAAGCCTGCCCGCTTTTTCATATTATTTATGCCTAATGTAATTTCAAAACCATATCGTCCCACCAAGAAAGAGAGGGAAGAGATGGACTTTGTCTATGAAGAAGTAGACGAGATGATTAAGGCCCGGGACTTGACCTATCGGCAATTCAATGACCGAACCTTAATAAGCTTTCTTGACGACTCAGAAAAGAGGATACAAGGCTATGTTCCAAGCCGAGAGGCACAGGGAAAAGAAGACTGGCAATCAAATGTTTTTAACCAAGCAAGCAGAAACAAGTTGAAAGCCTTGGTAGCGGCAGTAGCCAGCACTCCTCCCCAGCTTCGCTATAGGGCGGTAAGCTTAGAAGATGGCGGGATGGACCTTCGCCGAGCAGAGGTGATGGAGAATTTAGTTAAACAATCTCGGGATAATGCTAACCAAGAGGCAAGCATCTTTTGGGAAGCGTGGACTTGTGCTACTCAAGGAACGGTTGTCAAGTATGACGGTTATTTAAAAACAAAATACAAGAGAAAGTTTATCAAGAGCTACGACTTGGCGACTGGGGAAATGGACTTTGAAGAGAAGGAGGTTGAGGTAGAGGATGAATGTGTTGATGTTCTAGTTCCTCTTGCCGAGCTTTTTATTAAAGATTTTCATATCCACGACCTTCAAGCCCAGTCGGCCATTGCTTGGATTAGATATTTAGACAAGGCGGCGGTTAAAAAGGAATTTGGACAATACAAGAACTTTGAATATGTGGAGGGCAAGTCTTCGGGTAAGCAATATCAGAACGAAACAAGAACCTTTTTCAACACTAGCTGGAAGAGCAGAGTTGAGGGAGAGGACGAATATGAGGTTATCAAATACTATAATCGCTTTTTAGACAAGTATTGTGTGGTGGTGAACGGAGTTTTGCTTTTAGCCGCTCCGATGCTTTGGGGAAGAAAGCAAAAGCTTTATCCCTTTTCCAAGACTATCTTTGAGCCATTTTCAGGACGGGATTTTTTCTATGGAAATTCCCTTCCCAACGCCAATATGGATGTTCAGGATGTGATAAACACCCTTTACAATATGAGTTTGGACAAGACTTATCGTTCTCTAAATCCGCCTTTATTGGCAGGCATAAAGAATAAAGACCTGTTGGAAATGGAGAACGAGAATATTGGAATGGAGAACACAATTTATGTTGAAGACATAAACCAAATCCAATACCAGAGGATTCCTGGCATTAACGATTCCGAGATGGCTATGGTCAAGTGGGTGTCTCAAGGATTAGACCTTGGAACGATGGATATGACTCAGCAAGGAGTGGCTGGGCGAGGAGTGACTGCGAGAGAGATTGTGATTGCCAATGAGAATGCTAAAAAGCTGAAAGGTCTCTTCTTTATGTTCTTAACCGATCTTTGGATACAGAAAACCAAGCTAAGAATTCTGAATATTTTAATGAATTACACTTCTCCTAAGGTTAAGGAGATTGTTGGAGAAAAGGGGAACAAGATTTACCAAGAGAGCTTTAGGACTATTCTGGTGGAGGGAAGCAAGTTTCCTGATGGTTCTACTGGGACATTAGCTATCCAGTTTGTCAAGGATAGGGACTCTTTGCCCACTAGCGACCAGCTAGGAATTGAGGAAGAGAAGATGAGGTTACAAGGGGAAAGGTTCGAGAAGATTGCCTTAGTTCATTCCTACCTTGACGAATTTGAATACGATGTTCAGGTTGTTTCAGAGAGCTTATATCAGAAAGACTCAGCTGAGGCTCAAGCAATAGTTCAAGAGAAGATACAAACAATGGCTGCTTACTTCCCTCAGATTTTCTTAGCCAATCAAGATGTTATATTTGAAGATTTTGCCGAGGCTTATGGGGAGGACTCTGAAAAATATAGTTTATCTCCTCAGCAACCCCAGTCGCCAATTCCCGGAACGCCAGAGCAGGGAGGAGCACCCTCTAGTGGATCAGGGGGGTCGCCATCGGCATTACCAGCGTTGTCAGCTAATCAAAGGTCGACACAATGAAAAAATTATTAGTAAAACTTCTATTTCGGCTTCTTAAAACTCCCGTAGCCACGGACTACATTGACAAGGAAAAGATGAATAAATGGATAGGTCTTCAGTATCCGTTAAAAGAATTCCAAAATTACATTGCTACTAGAAATTTTTACATTCTCCAGATGTTGGGACAAGGAGTGGCGAGAGATGAGGAATATTGGATGTATGTTGGACAGAGGATAGAGCTTGGAAGACTACTTTCGGAGGCTAAAAGGAATTTTGAGAAAGTTGAAGAAGAAAGAAGAAAAAATGAAAAAACTCAAAGCAAAAAAGGTTGATATTGCCGTTTGTTGGAATGGGTTGAGAAAAACTCCTCCTAAAGAGTTCTCGACGATAGACGACATAAGTTCTGCTGGTGAGGTTTTAAAGGTCTTTAGGGGAGCAGTTCCTGAGTTTGTTGGTTTAATGGAGGAAGGGGAAAAGATAGCCCTAAAAATTGGGGAAAACAAAGCTACTACCGAAGAGAGGCAGGCTTTTGCTACCCGTTCAAGAAAGATTGAAGAAGAGGAAGGGGGCAAAGAAATAGAGATAGAGCTGGGAGACCAAGACTTTAATGCCTTTTTCCAGCAATTTGAGAGGTGGGGCAGAGATTGGTTTTTCAAGCTAGAGTCGTATTTGGCTTTCAGGGAGAAAATAAACGAGTGTAATCGTCAACCAAAAGACAAGGACGTTAAAAGTAAATAAGTTGGACCGGGAAGCCCGGAGTTTCTATCTGCTCAAGAGTATCAAAGATATTCGTGGTTAGATAGAAGCTCCGCAGTCGGGGCTTCTCTGGATAAGGGTGCGAGAACTACGCACTTAAAATAAAGGTTTTAAAAATTATGGCAGAAGAAGCACAAGATCTAAACAAAGAAGAGGAGAAAACTTCTACTGGCAAAGATCAGCCAGAAAAGGAAACTCCCAAGTCGCCTAAGGTTGGAGAGGAGGGTGCTGTCAGCACCGATAAGTCCGAAGACGACGAGGTATCGATCTCTAAGTCCGAGCTAGAACGATTACGGAAGGAAGCCGAGGAGAAGGATAATTACCGCAAGGCCGTTATTCGTCTCAACCGTGAAAGGGGGCGTATTCTTCCGGGGTCAGAGCCCGAAGAGCCAGCTAAAAAGGCAGAAGAAGAATTTGATGAGTATGGCGAACTTATCAAAAAACAGAGGGAAGAATTCCTGACAAAAAAGGAATTTGAGCAGGCAGAGGAGCAAAGAGCTATCAATAAGGCCTGCGAAGACGAGGAAATTGCCCTTAATTGGCCGGATGTTATCGCTTTCTATGTTCCGCCTAGAAGCAAGAGCTATGACGCAAAAGTCCAAGCTATTGCTGACGCCCATCGGCGTTGGAAGGCAGATCAGGGAATAACGCCAGCACCGGTAGAAGATAAAGGGAAAAAAGACACCGCCGAGCTAGCTACTGATAAAGGGATTAGCAAGGGCAAAGAGAAACAGCCAACTCCACCTAAAAAACATATTTTTCCTCACCGAGAGAAGATGGAAGATTGGTATTAAAGGTCGCAACAAAGTGAAAAAAACTCGAAAATGATTACACCACTAAGATACGGTTCAGGAAAATTGACGACTATCGTAGATGGAACGGATTCAGACACAACCATTACCAAATTTGACCTTTTGGAGTGGTCCTCTGGTTATCTCCAAAGGACTACCTCTACTGGGTCTAACATTGTCTTTATGGCAATGGAAGATGTAACAACTGCTTCCGGAGCACACGAAGACATTTTGGTATTGAACTTGACTGACGTGGAATGTGAGGGAGATACTACTAATAACACAGCGGATGTTACCCAGAGGGGAACATCTATTGACCTTGCAGACCACGAGACTCTTGACGAAGGCGCCACCGGCGCCAGTGCCTTCTATGTGACGGAATTTGTGGACACGGGAACGCTTCGGGGTTATTTCACCTTCTTAGTCTCTTAAACTAGATTTCTATGCCAACACCAATTACAACTTCAGATTTCGACTCTTTGACAGATGAATTACAATCAATCTTCAATGAAGTCGCCAAGACGAAAGTGGCAGAGATGGGGGGAAATAAGATTTTCAATGTCTTTGACACTGAGAGAAAAACTTATGACCATCTTATTCTTCACGGTTTAAGTGGAATTAAGAAGGTTACTCCGGGACAAGACTTGCCTAACATCTTGTCTGAAGAAGGAGACTCTATCACTTGGACACAGAAATACTTTGGAGGAGTTGCTTCGGTAACGAAAGAAATGCGGAAATTTGATTTACATAATCAAATTGAAACAATTATTCGTTCATTAGCAATCGACGCCTTTGATAAGATTGATCAAAGTCTTGCCGATATTCTCCTGTATGGATGGGATACTTCTTATTCTGATGTTTACGGGGACACTGTTTCTGGTCTTGGACCAGACGGAAAGTGTCTGTTCAACACAGCTCACGATTCGCCTGTAAGCTCGTCTTACTCCTTCAGCAACGCCTTGTCATCGAATCCCATACTCTCAAGAGATGCGATAAACAATGCCCGGATAGTAGGAAAGACATTCAAAGACCCCAACGGCATCAACCGACCAATCAATCTTGACACCTTGATTGTTCCTCCTTCACTTGAGGATTTGGCGGAACGGCTAATTTACTCTCCGGATAATCCGGATACAGCTAACCGTTCTATCAACCCATTGAAGGGAAAGATCAAGCAGTTAATTGTTTGGGAACGACTGGAAGAGCGTTCAGATGACACGGATACTTCGGATTACTGGTTTATGGCTGACTCCACTAAGGTGGGAGAAACCCTAAACGCATTGTTTGCCGAAAGACCGTCTCTCGACCCACCTGACCAAGTCTATACGAATAAAAACTGGGATTATTCCTGTGATTTCTTCTATACGACTGGTTTGGGATACCCTGCCTACATAGTAGGTTCTACAGGGGCTGGTAGCTAAAAAGCAACCAATCCTATGTTCGCTTATCGGGGATTGAGTTGACGCCTTTCCCCGATAGCGTCAGCAAGCGAGCAAGTAAAAATAAATATAGTAAAATGACATTAACAGCAATAGATTGGGGCAAATTATGTGCTCAAGGAAGAGTAAAAGCGGCTGGAATCCCTTGGAACGAAGAGGAATTAAACGCTGTCTATAAGCTTAAAATTCCGGTAGATTATGTTAGGAAGGGGGTTTTAACCCTAGAGGACTACGAAAAGGCAAAAAGTTCTTTGCCTGCCGATCCTTATACCCAGCTAACAGAGAAGCAATTGCTGGAAAAGGCAAAGGAGGTGGGGATTGAAGCAACTCCTGAAGCTCCGAGAGAGGTCTTAATTTCTCTGATTACAGAAGCGGAAGAAGCTAAACCTAAACAGACCAAAACAAAGGCAAAGACAACTAAAAAGAAAACGAACAGAAAGAAAACGAAAAAGTCGAAGTAGCTATTAGCTCTCAACAGAACCTCGCCTTTCCTCATCAAGACGAGAGTTAAAGAGAAAATGAGGAATCAATTGCTAAGTTTAGCCAAACATCGTTCTACAAAAAGCGAAAGGAAAATTGCTGAAATGCTCAAAAGGAATCACATTCCCTTTAGGGCAAAGTGGAGGGTGAATGGCAAAGAGGTAGATTTCTTAATCGGCAGAGTAATTCTTGAAATAGACGGGAAAATACATCGGCACATAGACAGCGAAAGAGAAAAGATGTTATTTGATGCCGGATATGTTCCTATCCATATCTCTGTAAAAGAAATTTACGAAGACAAGGCAATTGAAGAAAAAATATTATCCCTTATTAAATCTAATAACGGGGGTAATACAAGTAAAATGAATAATTAAAAAATATGGCTAAAACACACGTAGATTGGCTAGAACTGACTAACAATTCTGCCAATCCGACTGATGTAGATACAACTCGTGGCGGATTGGCTATTGTAGACAATACGCTGAAGAAATATGTTTCGGGAAGCTGGGCTGAGGTAGAGGCGGGAACGGGCTCTTCAACCTTTGTTGGATTGTCTGATACTCCTACTAATTTTACTGGTGATAAAAACAAGGTTTTGAAAGTCAATAATGCAGGGGATGCTGTAGAGTTTGTAACCTTGAGTGGTGACGCTACTATCGGAGCTGCTGGGGTTGTGGCTATTGCCAGCGGGGTCATTGTCAACGCTGACATTAAAAGTGACGCCGCTATTGCTTGGAGCAAAATGGCTTCTTCTGATGATATCCACACAGACGGAACTGTTACTGATTTAAGTATTAGTGCAAGTTCTGGCAATGTTTTGAGGTATGACGGTTCTGACTGGAAGACTGTTGACCCTTCTACATTGCCCGGAGGAACTGCTAGTGGATTGGCTCAGAGTGTTACTATTGAGGGAGGAACTTATGACCTGACCTTGAAAACTACTAGTCAAACAAGCTCAGCGGCTGACCTGACTATTCCTGATTTTGCTGGAGACAACCAGAGTATGGTTTTGACTGACTTGACTCAAACCTTGACCAACAAGACCATTTCGGCTGATAGCAATACTATCACTGACATTGGTGGAGCTGAGATTGAAGACATTGCTGGGACAAATGCTACTTACAGTGTTCCAATTACGATTGTTGCTGTAAATAGTGGAGCGGCTACAACTACTATCTTTGACTCCAATGCTCCGTTTAAGTTTCGAGTGATTGATGCTTGGGCGGTAAGTACCAAAGGTGATAATTCTGGAACTTGGAATGTCAACGATGGCACAGATCCGATTGTTAGTGCGGTTGCCTATGGAACAGGCGATACAGACATTGCTAGAGCAGCTGAAATTGATGATGCTAAGCACGAAATTGCGGCCAGTGGTTCATTGAAGATTGCTAACAGTGAAACTGCTGACACGGGAATTATCTATGTCCAAATCCTCAAGATTACCACTTAACTAGCTATTCTTTGGCCGTTTCTTGAAAGCAAACGGCCAAACAAAAATTAGACATTAAAATTATAATATTATGGCTCAACACCTAACTTACTCAACGGGGATAGTTTATACACCGACTTTGCTTGATGCAGTCACAGAAACTACTACTTCAAAAGTTCAGCTTGTGGCTGGAGCTAAAGGGGTAGGAATTGAATTAACAGGAGCGGGAACAATTGCTGACCGAACAGCCACCTTGACAATTACTGCCTCTCTTGACGGAGGGACAAATTATCAAACCTATAATATGTTGATTGACAATGTGGCCAGCTCAGATAGCGAGTCAATCTACACTCACGTTGCTGATAAAGATATGTCTTCTGATGGAACAAATGTTTTGTGGTTAGATCCAGTAACTTTGCCGGGGATTACCCACATTAAAGCTACGGTGACAATTGATGACACGTCTAATCCAGCCGGCAATTTTACAGTTAAAGCAGTTATTACTTATTAAAAAATTGAATGGGGCTCAAACCAATAGTAAAAATTAGATCTACCTTAGGGTCTCAAGGGCCTACTGGCTCTTCAGGGGCAACTGGAGCAACGGGTTCTACTGGTTCAACTGGACCAACAGGAGCTACTGGGCCTACTGGGGCTACAGGGCTAACTGGTTCTATCGGACCAACAGGAGCTACTGGAGTTACTGGAGCTACGGGGCTAACTGGTTCAACTGGACCAATTGGAGCAACTGGAGCAACTGGTTCTACGGGGCCCAGCGGTCCTAGTGGTCCTCAAGGGGCAACTGGAGCTACTGGCTCAACTGGACCAAGTGGAGCTACTGGTTCAACTGGACCTAGTGGACCAAGTGGTCCTCAAGGGGCAACTGGAGCTACTGGCTCAACTGGACCAAGTGGAGCTACCGGTCCTAGTGGTCCTAGTGGACCAAGTGGACCTAGTGGAGCTACTGGAGCAACTGGTTCAACTGGTCCTAGTGGTCCAAGCGGTCCTAGTGGAGCTACTGGAGCAACTGGTTCAACTGGACCAAGTGGACCTAGTGGACCTGTCGGAGAAACCGGAGCAACTGGACCAAGTGGACCTAGTGGTCCTCAAGGAGAAACTGGAGCAACTGGACCTAGTGGTCCAAGCGGTCCTAGTGGAGCTACTGGAGCTACTGGTTCAAGTGGTCCTAGTGGACCTAGTGGACCTATTGGAGAAACAGGAGCTACTGGACCAAGTGGTCCTAGTGGACCTAGTGGTCCTATTGGAGAAACTGGAGCAACTGGCCCAAGTGGACCTAGTGGACCTAGTGGACCTATTGGAGAAACTGGAGCTAGTGGTCCTAGTGGTCCTAGTGGACCAACTGGAGCAGGAGAAACAGGAGCTACTGGAGTCCTAGTGGAGCTACTGGAGCTACTGGGTCAAGTGGACCTAGCGGACCAAGCGGTCCTATCGGAGAAACAGGAGCTACTGGTCCTAGTGGACCTAGTGGACCTATTGGAGAAACTGGAGCTAGTGGTCCTAGTGGTCCTAGTGGACCAACTGGAGCAGGAGAAACTGGACCTAGTGGACCTAGTGGTCCAACCGGAGCAGGAGAAACAGGAGCTACTGGACCTAGTGGACCTAGTGGTCCAACTGGAGCAGGAGAAACAGGAGCTACCGGTCCTAGTGGTCCTAGTGGTCCAAGCGGTCCTAGTGGAGCTACTGGAGCTACTGGTTCAAGTGGACCTAGTGGACCTAGTGGTCCTCAAGGGGCAACAGGAGCTACTGGTCCTAGTGGTCCTAGTGGTCCTATCGGAGAAACTGGAGCAACTGGACCTAGCGGTCCTAGTGGACCTCAAGGGGCAACAGGAGCTACTGGTCCTAGTGGTCCTAGTGGTCCAACTGGAGCAGGAGAAACGGGAGCTACTGGTCCTAGTGGACCTAGTGGTCCAAGCGGTCCTAGTGGAGCTACTGGAGCTACTGGTCCTAGTGGTCCTAGTGGTCCAACCGGAGCAGGAGAAACAGGAGCTACTGGACCTAGTGGTCCTAGTGGTCCTAGCGGTCCAACTGGAGCAGGAGAAACAGGAGCTACTGGAGCAACTGGTCCTACTGGTCCAACAGGAGCAACCGGGACTCAATATGATTGGGAAGGGGCTTGGGTTAGTGATACTTCTTACCAAGAGAATGATTGTGTTGAAAATGACGGGAATGGTTATGTCTGTATCTCTGCCCATACTTCTAGTTCCAGCGATGAACCGGGAACAGGAGGAAGCTGGGAAACCTATTGGGATTTATTAGTAGAAAAGGGAGCTACTGGAGCAACTGGTTCAACTGGAGCTACTGGAGCTACTGGTTCAAGTGGACCTAGTGGACCTAGTGGACCTAGTGGTCCTAGTGGAGCAACTGGAGCAACTGGTCCTAGTGGTCCTAGTGGACCAACTGGAGCAGGAGCAACTGGAGCTACTGGAGCTACCGGACCTAGTGGTCCTAGTGGTCCAACTGGAGCAGGAGCAACTGGAGCAACTGGAGCAACGGGAGCTACTGGACCTAGTGGTCCTAGTGGACCTATTGGAGAAACTGGAGCTACTGGTCCTAGTGGTCCTAGTGGTCCAACTGGAGCAGGAGAAACTGGAGCAACTGGGGCAACTGGACCTAGTGGACCTAGTGGTCCTAGTGGACCTAGTGGAGCAACTGGAGCAACGGGAGCTACTGGACCTTCAACAGCAGACTCTTCTCCGGACTCTGATCATACTGTTTCGGGAATAGAAGCTGTTTTAACAGCTGGAGCTGCTCTTTCCTTTGGAGATATTTGTTATATGGGTTCAGACGGGAAAATGGAGAAGGGAGACGCTGACGCCGCCTCAACCTCAACCGTTTGGGCAATGTGTTCTGACGCCTCAATTTCTGAAAACTCAACAGGGGATTTCCTGTTAATGGGATTTGCTAGAGATGACACTTGGAACTGGGGAACTCTTGGAGGAACTTTGTATTTAGATACGGCAACAGCTGGAGGAATGACTCAATCAGCTCCTTCTGGAACTGATGATGTAGTTAAAATTCTAGGATATGCGGTTACAGCTGATATAATTTACTTTTCGCCAGAAAAGACAATGGTTGTCCACGGATAACATAAATATGCCAACTATTAACGCTAAAAAGTTTTCAAAAGAAATTAAAGAAGGGCAATGGCTGCTTACGACATAACACAATTAGAATCGCTGGAGCACGATACTGCAATAGGGTGGTATAACTCATTGGTTAAGATAGACGATACCCATTTTATCCTAGCTTATGCTGGTGCTGGCTACGATGGCTATATCAAAACATTTTCCATAAATGGAAGCTATGAGATTACCGAAATAGATAGCGTAGAACACGATACTGGAAAGGGGTTGTATAACTCATTGGTAAAAATAGAC